ATGATGCTTGAAGTTAAACCAAAGAAACAAACTATGCAACCTGTGCCAAAAAGACGGGTTACCAAACAATACATACAAGAAGTTGCAACGTGGGGTGTAAATCAAGCCAAATGGAAGGCTGCAACAGAATATTGTTTAGATAGGGGTTGGGAATTCAAATTAGTTACGGAAGACCACCTCGGACTGTAACTAAATATCCGATGATAACAAAATCCATACTTACTACATTAACAGAAGAAAAGATTGCGGCTCAACATCCAACGATGAGCCGTGAATCTCTACGCTGGTTGATGCAGAAAATTGCAACACTTAGAAATCCAGGCCGACTTTCTGTGCCTATAACAAAAGAAAAATCTAGGTGGACAAGACCTGGAGACCGTCAGAAGTTTCTGATGGGTGGCATGTATTATTTTGTGTATGATGCCAAAGGTAAGGATTCGTTACCATATTATGACAGATTTCCACTGGTATTACCACTTAAAAGACTACCAGATGGATTCATAGGATTAAACCTACACTATTTGCCGTTAAGATACAGGGTCATTTTCCTAAGAAAATTATTGAACTTTGCAATCTACAACGAAGATGATGAGATTAAAAGAATCCGCATCACCTATCCAATCCTGGATGCTTCCTCTAAGTTGAAAGAATTTAGACCTTGCATCAAACGTTACCTTTATACACACATAAAGTCTAGGATACTGGCTGTGGAACCTAACGAATGGGATGTGGCTACATATTTACCAGTGCATCAATTCAAAAACGCACAACCAAAACAAGTTTGGCAAGATTCCATACAAGAAATAAGGACCTCTTAAATGGCTACAATTAGCGAATTTAAATCTAGTTTTTCTGGTGATTTAGCAAGAACCAATAGGTTTGATGTTGAAATCCCTATACCACTAACACTATTGCCATATTTAAAAACGGCAAGAACTTTGAAATATCGTTGTGAAGTTGCAAACTTGCCAGGTAAAAGTCTTTCAACAATGGAACAAAAAACATATGGACCAGTAGAAAAGTTTCCATATCTGACAACATATAATGATATTGATTTGACATTCATTGTTGATGATGACATGTCACAAAAATTTCTTTTTGACGGTTGGTTGAATTTTATCAATCCAACCTATAACAACAATATACGTTACAAAGAAAATTATGCAACAACACTAACCATTAATCAGTATGACACATCAAACGAACGAACCTATACAGTAAGTTTGTTGGATGCATATCCTATTTCCATGAATCAATTAGATTTGGACTGGAATGGTGAGGGTTATCATAAATTGACAGTTACTTTCGCTTACACCTACTGGAAAAATCTTTCTCTACAAGGTTTGGGCATGGATCTTTTGGATGCTGGCTTAGAATCTGTAGCAACCTCTCTTGGTGGATTGGGAGGTTCTCTTGGAAGTGGTTTGTCTAGTGGTTTTAATTCTATGGCAGATGCTGTGAATTCACCAATAAATTTTAATGAATGATGATAAGGAGATATTATGGCTTTACCAAAACTTGAAGTGCCAACATATGAATTGCAACTACCTGTTTCTAAAAAGAATATAAAATACAGACCATATTTGGTCAGAGAACAAAAGGCTTTGATGATGGCATTGGAATCTTCCGATGCCAAGACTATTCAACACAACGTTAGAGAAATTTTGAACGTATGCACCTTGTCTAAAGAGGTTGACATTGATGAATTGCCAATCATAGACATTGAGTATTATTTCCTACAACTGAGAGCAAAGTCTGTTGGTGAAATATCTGAATCGAAATATCGCTGCAACAATGAAGTTGAAGATAAAACTTGTGGTAACATCATGGAAGCAAAGGTCAACTTAACAGAAGTCATACCCGTTCAGGAAGAATATGTTGATCCAGAAATCCAATTGACAGAAACTATTTCTGTTAAGATGAAATATCCACCATTCAGATTGGTCAAAGATTCTGTTGATTTAGAAGATATTACAGAAATCACATTTAATATGTTGGCTAACTGTATTGAATATGTTTATGATGGTGAACAGTTCCATTATGCAAATGAAGTTCCAACAGAAGAAATGATTGAATTTATTGAACAGTTGAACCAAGAACAGTTTGAAAAACTGGAAAGGTTTTTTAATAGTATTCCTAAATTGTCTAAGAAGATTGATATGAAATGTTCCAAGTGTGGTTTTGAACACCACTTGGATGTGGAGGGCCTCGAAAGTTTTTTCGGCTAATACTTGGTTATGATGACTTAAAAAATTACTACAAGACTAACTTTTCATTGATACAACACCATAAGTATAGTCTTACTGAACTTGAAGATATGATACCTTGGGAACGAGATATCTATGTCGCTATGTTGATTCAATATTTGGAAGAAGAAAACCAAAAACTTAAAGAACGACAGAGAACAAAGTAAATGAAATTTTTTGGAAACAATAAAAAAGACACAGGCGAAACATCGTCAAGTCCAGTTGTGTCTGAAAAAACCAAACAATCTGCTAGTTTGTTTAAAAGAACAGCTAGCAAAATTGGTGACGTTTTAAAGAACAAATTTAGTAAATCGGAAGAATCATCTTTCGAACCTATGAGCAACGCAAAGTATCTAGGTGAAATTTATAAAATGATGGTGCAAAACCGTGATGATGCGAAACTAGACAGACAACAAAAAATTAATCGTAGAGAAGAAGAAGAATCTGAGGATCAAAAGAGACACGAAGAAATAATCAAAGCTCTTTCACTACGTAGAATACCAAAACCAAAAAAAGTTATTCGCCGTGAAAGAAAGGCGGAAGAGGCTGCGAAGAAAAAGGCACCTCCTAAACAGCCGACAAAGCCTCAGCCACCAAAGCCTCAACCAAAGCCACAGCCTCAAGCACCAAAGCCAGAGGCACCAAAGCCACAGCCTCAAGCACCAAAGCCAGAGGCACCAAAGCCACAGCCTCAGGCACCGAAACCAGAGGCACCAAAACCACAACCTCAACCGCCAAAGCCAGAAGCGCCAAAGCCACAACCACCAAAGCCAGAAGCGCCAAAGCCTCAGCCACCTAAACCTGAGCCACCAAAGCCTCAGCCACCTAAACCTGAGCCACCAAAGCCTCAGCCACCAAAGAAAACTGAGCCTGTTAGAGAACCACCAAAACAACCACCAAAGAAAGCAGAACCTGTTAGAGAACCACCAAAACAACCTTCTGCTCAACCTGCAAGACCACAACCAGGAAAAACATCAGCCACAAGAATGGGTAGAGAAGGTGAAGGACTAAAAGGATTAGATTCAGCTGCAAGAGCATCAAACATTAAAAAAGAACTTAATAGTTTAGGTGCTTCATCGGTATTGGCTGGTGGTATATTATTAGTTGCGTCTAAAGAAACTGCTGCTGGAGAAACACTTACAGAAGCGGGACCAGTAGCATATAAAAATACTTGGCGAAATATGGAATCAGGAAAATCTAAGATTCCAGCTGACAAATATAAAAAAATTGCTGCAAAGGACCCTAGTGTTCCTCAATCCGGACCTGGTGCTGGAACAGCATATATGAATTTCACTTTTGCCAAAAAATGGTCAGGCGAAAAATGGAAATCAGTAATAGAAGATCCAGACCAAAATAAATTTTTTGAAGCTGTTGGATATCATGGCGGCACCAAATATATGGGTAGGTCACTGATTGGTATAACACACGAAGGAACTTATAAAGCCATTGGTAAATTTTTGGGATTAGATTTAGTTAATAATCCAGAATTGATTAACAGAGATGTTCAAACCACAACTGCTGCTACTTTAGCGTATTTGGCGTTACTTGCCGGCAACAGTTTAAATGCAGCGTTATCAATTGAAAAAATGAAAGCTGGTTATGAGAAAGGTCTGAGAATATTAAATTCTTATACCAATCAAGATGACTTAGATAAAGCTGTAATGTTATTGACGGCAGGAAAAGGTAATGTCGATATATCTAACGTGGAACAAGTTCGTGCAGCTTTTTCTGGAAATGGTGACAGACCAACTTATCTAAGGCAGCAATTAGAATCTGGTAAATCAGCCTCTAAATTGTTGGGTATAACAACAGAAAATCTTGACCTTCATAAAGAAAGTGGTAAATCTTCTCCGGTAAGTAATAACACCACAAATAACAATTATGTTTCCGAAGAATCTGCAAATACCAACAGAGTTGATGATAGACCGGCCCACAAAAGAAAGTAAAAAATGGCAGACAATAAATTAAATTACCAACAGGCCAGAAGAATCAGAAAATCTAATTTTTCTGATATGGTCCTTGACCAGTTAGCTCGAAAAGACACTGGTATTGTTAGTGCTATTGGCAAAACAATTTCACTAAGAAGTCAAGCTCGAATAAAAGGAATCAAAGAAAAATTTGACCCATTGAACGTCATAAGATTTATGACAGGTGGTTCAAGATTTATTCCAGCATTGTTTGGTAAATTAACTGGTCGTAGTCAAAGAGACATTGACTATTTCACAGGCAGAACTAAAAGTGTTATTGGTGGTTACAACACAGCAGATAAAATTAAAAAACTTCCTGGTGAAGGTGACACAGCAGGAATCAATGAACAATTATCTAAGATATATTCATTCTTAAAAAATAGCCGTGAAGAAGATATTAGATTAAGAGAATTGGAAAAAAATTCTGCGGAAGAAATTGAAAGTGAAAAACAAAGACGCCATAAAGAATTCTTGGCAGCTCTTACTGGAACAAAATTTACAGCACCAGTGCAAGAACAAAAAACTGCTGAACCCGTTAGACAAGAACCATCTGTGATGGATTATATTGCTGAAGCATTCAGTATTGGTCGTGCAGCGTTGCCGGTTTTGGCTAGCATTGCCAGATTCTTCATGTTCAATCCAATTGGTCTTGGTTTGTTGGCTGGTGCAACTCTGCTTACGCTTTTGGAGAACGATAAAAATCCAGAGGCAACAACAAAAAGTATTCTTGGTGCGATGGATCCTGGAGCTGAATCTAGAGCAATTATGGAAGCTGCGGAAAGCACCGATGCAGTTGAACGTAAGAGATTGAATCTTCTTGCTGATAGACCTTCTGAAGATAAAGCATCTTTCCTAACTCCATGGAAAGACAAAGAGATGCAAGATGCATATCTTAAAAAGATTGGTTGGGATGAAAAGAGTGGAACGACCGAAGAGGAACGTAGAAAAGGTTTTTCACGTATTGATTCTGAGGGTAGATTAGTAACACCAGTCAAACCTGCGCCAGAACCAACACCTGCAAAAAATGCAACTGTTCCAAATGAAAGTGCTGCTGAAACTAAACGACTTAATTCGGTTCCAAATACAACACCAACTGCAATGCCGGAACCAGCAGCTGCAGAACCAAAGGCAACTCCAGTTTCTGTAACACCAAAATCATCACCTGTATCCAATTTAACCAATCAAGTTAATTTTGGTAACATTGAGGTTAAAAATCAGGATGTTACACCAACAATGGTCAATAAAACCGTCAACAACGTGACCAAAACTCAACCTAAGAGTGGTTTAAGACCTATTGAGATATCGGTTAGAAATGATGAACCGACATTCATGGGATTGATTGTTGATTCTACTCGGATGATATGAAAAACCCCGCACTAGGCGGGGTAAACTAAAGGCGAAGAAAGGAGCGATTTAGTTTTTAATCGTCAGCCAACTTTGAGAAGTAAGCCATATCATCATCATCTGTTGCTGGTTCCCAAGGTGGGGTATCATCAGCAACTTTCTTAGGTGCAGCCTTAGCTTGTTCAACTGTGGTTCTTGCTCGTGGAGCATCACCATCATCATTCAAACCAAGAACTTTATCCAAACGTGTTTTCAAAGCATCATAAGACTTAAATTCTTTGTCAGCAACCAACTCTGAAAGAGAATGTTGTGACTTCCAAATCTTTTCAAGTTCTTCATCGTCATCCAACAATGCTGATGGTGACATAAATTCAGACTTATCATAGTTCTGATAACCTGCAACCTTAGTAATCTTCAACTTGAAGTTAGCACCTTTCCAGAAATCAAATGGATTGATTGGTGTTTCATCTTCAAACTGAGGATTCATTGCTTCAGTAATCTTCTCAAAAATCTTAGCACCGAACTTGAACAATTTAACTTG